TTAGCCCACTAACTCGGTTATCTCCATCCCGCTTTTTAAAGTGAAAATAAAATGCGCTGGCGAGAGAATAGTTATCTTCTCCACCAGCGCATGAAATAGGCTATCGTCAAATTGTTCGAGTAATTCTTGCCGTAAGCTTAGAACTTGTATGATTTCATCGACACGTTCCTTGATTTGGGCTTTTTGGTCATTATCTTTCTCCAGCAGGGATTTCTTTTGCCGAAGCTCGTTCAGCTCGCCCGAGATTCTGGTATTCTCTTCATTGTACACCACTTCGTCAATCTGATCCCGGACCTTCAGGTTTACCAACCCTTTGAGGTCAAATTTTAGCTGTTCCATTTGCCGCTCGATTTCCAATAGTGGTTCATGTCCTGTTCGTTTAGTTAATATCGTTTCAATGTTAGCCTTGAGCGTTCGGATAAATCCATCCTTGTTCTCATGCATCCGATTGAACACTCGTACAAACGCATCCTGTAGTACAAATTCATCGACCGCTTTGGCATCGCAAGCGTCCTTACCTTCGTTCACATAGGTTCGGCATTGCCATACGACTTTCTTGGACGCGTTGTTACTGTTCCATGTTCGGCGTTTAAAATGGGTTCTGCAACATCCGCAGAATACTTTGCTGCTAAGGGGATATTTGCTGGAGTATTTCTTTCGGTCGCCTAAGATATTGCCTTTCAGCTTTGCGCGGCGCTCTTTTTCCTTTTGTACCGCTTCGAACATTTCTTTTGAGATGATCGGCTCATGATTTTCTTCGATCAAATATTGCTGTTCCTGCCCTCGATTCTTGATTCGTTTATGGGTAAGAAAGTCAACCGTTATTGTTTTCTGCTGGAGTAAGGCTCCATAATATTTCTCATTCGTCAAAATAATCGTGATGGATGAATCCCACCATTTCTCGCCGCCAGTGACTGTTTTGATTTTATCTCGCATCAAGCCTTTGGCAATGGCTTCGTAACTTTTGCCTTCCAAGTATTCTTGGTAAATCCGCCTAACAATCTCGGCTTCCTTTTCGTTAATGACCAACTCTCCATTCTCGTCCTTATCGTACCCGAGGAAGCGAGTCGTGTTACAGAATACTTTCCCTTCAGTGAATCCTCGTAAGATACCCCATCTACTATTTTCTGAAATGTTCCTGCTTTCGTCCTGAGCAAGGGAACTAAGGATCGTCAAGAGCACTTCGCCAGTACTATCCAGTGTATTGATGTTCTCTCGTTCAAAAAATACTGCGATACCAAGACTTTTAAGTTCTCGGACATATTTCAGCAAATCGAGTGTATTTCTTGCAAACCGGGAGATCGATTTGACCAGTATCAGATCGATCATGCCATTTCTAGCATCCTGTATCATACGGTTGAAGTGAGTTCGATTTTTCGTATTCGTGCCGGTAATGCCTTCATCGGCATAAATATCAACCATATCCCATTCCGAGTTGCTTTGGATATGCTGTGTATAATGGTTCACTTGATTTGTATAGCTTTCTTTTTGTTCCTCCGAGTCGGTGCTGACGCGGCAATAGGCTGCGACTCGTTTCTTGTGAAATTCCGGAATCCCATCTAATGTCTCAATCGTTCTTACTGGTACAACGACTACTTTCTTTGCTGTGGCTGCTTTTGCCATGGCGATTCTCCCTTCGGATATATTCTTATTGCTGTGTCATGTTATAATTGTCCCGGCACATCATCAAGTCCATTTCTGCCCATTCTACGGGCTATTGAAAGACTTTTTATTTAACAAATCGATCTCGGTAAACTCTTCCTCCGTGATTAAATTTTGCGATTTGAGTTGCTTCAATAGGCTGAGGCTAAGCATATAATCAATGGATTTCTTCTTCATAGGTAAGTGGCTCCTTAGTAAATAAAATTAGGCTCACCCGAAGGCAAGCCGTAGTTCGTCGAATTAAAAGAGGTGCTTCTTTCGCTTTTCCATTTGTGTGGCATCTAAATGATATCTCCAACGATCAGCAATATTGTTTTCGACATCATCATAAGGTAGGGACTTCGAATCCAATTTGCAGCTTAGTTTAACGATTCCTGTTTGAGTTCGGTCGATGCCTACCACTTGAAACGGGTGGTGCGTTTTGTAGAAACGCTGATTTAGTTGGATATCTCTTGTGTCAGCATTCTCTTGGAGTGTGACGAATATCGTTCCATCGGGCAAAGAAATGATGTTACCTGTTTGAAGCGAAAATGTTTTACCCTCCACAATCGCATCCGACCATTTCACATTGCCTTGAAAGTTGAACGCGATCTTAAAGTTGCACTTCCGCATTCTGCCGCGATACGATTGTTCGTTTTTATCAATCTGACTTACGATCATATATCGCTCATTTCGGTAATCAATGAGATCGCCAGTATGTAAAGATATTGCTGTTCGGATCATTTTTTCATCGGTTTCCTGCAATTTATCAGCCGCATCCCGAACAAGAGCAAGCTGCTGTACATCATGAATATGTATTGGTTCGCCTTTCTCACGAAGGAAAAAGTCCATCATCGGTTCTATGCTTCTCATCTCTAATTCACCCCTGATGCAAAATCCGGCTTACAACGATACAAATACAGTTCCAGATAATCGCTCCATTCCTTCAAGTCCAAGATGATAAAAATGTGATCGGCAATTCGGACGTAACTGTTCAAGCGTAAACCAGATGCCTGATCGCAAAAGGCTCGATGGGTGATTTCAAGTGTATAGCCGTCTTCATAAGAGATGCTTTTCGTATGCGGCTGCACATCGGCATAGATCGTTTGTATCGTTACCAAATGGACTGAATCCAGAATCTCTATTTTCGTATCATAAAACATGTTCAATACCCCACTTGTATTCTAGGCAGGGGAAGGGAAAGTCGAATACTTGCTGGAATGCCTGGTTCGTATTTGGCTGAGCGTTCACCTTCCTGTTTGTCTGTTAGACCGACTGAATCCTTATTTTTATACAGATATACCGCATAATCGACAACAACTTCGTCATAAACAGGAGAGAGAAGAGCAATGTTGCAGTAGCCAAGGATATTATTTCTGGCCTTGTTCAAGTAATGCGTGAGAATGTCGTCTTTAGAAACGTCCGTTAATTCAATGCCAAGCAATCGTTTCATCAGATCTAATTGCTCATTCATGTCGTAACCTCTTTCTCATTCCGCTTAGCCTGTTTCGTTTCTTGTTTTGGATCGTCTACTTGTTCATAATTGGCGTTTGCCTGCAATCGAAGCCTCAATTCCTGATCAACAACTTCCCACTTTAAACCTGTTTCTTTATTTAAAAACCACATGTACATCAGCCTCCTGAAATAAAAATAGGGCATCCAAAACGGACACCCCGGACGTGTTTCTTCTATATATAATGTATTTCTGATTACGACTTATTTGCTGTGAGTACTGCTAATGCTTCGGGCTTGATGCACTTGGCTCCGAATATCTGCAACCCTTTGAGGGCTTCGGAAAACTGTTTCTCAGGACGATACGCTTCCATCGAATCCACTTGTCCAGCAAATGAGATGGCACTTTTGTGGCCGGCGATGATTTTATACTTGGCTCCTGCTGTATGAGGCACATTGTTGGATTTATAGACCGCCATATTGTCGATGTTGCCGACAAATCCTGTTCGCATCACGTTAGCATCTTTGGTATAGCGCGGGTCTTTGACGAGAAGTCCGTAGTACCAAGCTGGAACAACGATAAAACGATCTCCTTCGGGTACATCGTTTTCATCGAGAATGACGCCCAAATCAACGAGTAAATCGTAAGCTGTATCCTTGGTTGGAACAATCGGAGTTGTATCGTCACCAATGGTATGACCGGCTTTGACTTCGGTATAAAATCCAGCAATATATTGATCGACCACATTAGCGAGTCCATAGGATGCCTCCACAATACCGCCATCCAGTAAATTGACATTGGCTTGAGCCTTATCTACGTCATCCACTTGAAAGTTAAAAAACTTCGCCTGATCGATGACCAGATTTTTTTGCGTAGAGTCGAGTTCTTCCGGATTGCCAATACCTTTGGATTTATCATAGTTGCCGATAGTGACTGCGCCAATCGAATTAATTTTGACCGTGGAGCCTTGACCTTTGATCTCGCCCTCGAAATCCGTATTGACGCAATTGCCATACACTAAATTTTTCTTGAAACTTTCATTTAACCGTGCGCTCCAAATGGTAGGAATAAAATTTTGTACTGACATATCGTTTCACCTAGTCCTTTTGATTTTATTTGTTTTGCAATGTTTGTTTAATTTGATCCCAATTCTTGTTGATCTCATCATGCGACATTCCTTTGATGGCATCGAGTGTAAATATCTTAGCGGCAGAATTAGCAGGAGGCGTATAGCCGTCGTTTTTAAGCCGTTGCTCGACTTGCTGTTGAACCGCCAACCTTAGCGACTGTTCAAGTACAGCCAGATTTGCTGTCGTGCTATCCTCATTTGTGCCAATAAAAAAATCTACCAAGGATAACGGCAGATTCTTAGAACTGGCTATTTTGATGGCTTGACTGGTTAATCGCTCACGGAGCTTTTCTTGCTTCATGTTCTCGATTTCAACACGTAGACGCTCGACTTCGATTTCCTTTTCGTCTTTGGCAGGAAAGCGCTTCTTGATCTCCGCATCCAGTAAACTTTCCAGATGATTCGCCTTCCACGTTTCCAGCGACTTTGCTGATCGCTTATCTACGGTACTATCTAACCAACTCTTGGCTTCCTTGTTGGATTGAACGAATTGCTCAATCCCTTCAACGCTCAATGGATTCAAGCCCTGAAGATACGATTGCAATTCCTCGTTTTGTTTGTTGTCCTCGATAAACTGTTTAACTTGTTCCAGATCCATTTTATAATCTCCTTTGTTGCCCATTCGACTCTGCAGAACCGAACACGCATGATGTTTATTTTGAGAGTAGTTTAATGTCGTGCTCAGGACAACAATGTAACGTATTAGAAATCGTAAAAATGGGGAAAAGGTACAAACGCCTTAACAACTCATTTTTGGTTATTATTAACCCTTGATTTATACGGCTTTTTCACACCTCTAAAGCGTTACCTCAAGACGTTTTTGTCTCAACTTTCGAACTCGTAATCGGATGTTTTCCTTCCTCGTCTTTTCCCTACACTGTTCACAGTAAGCTTGACGATTGGAATTAGCCGAAAACGGATCACCGCATTTCTTACATTTCACTTTCGGCTTCGCTGTCTTTACTTCAGTGTCCATATTCCGTTCGGATTTATAGTCACGTTCCAGCTTTTCATCAGTTGGCAATACCCCGTCTTCAAAATACGGGCAACTTGGTAGCTGATCATCTTGTTTAAAAAATACGCATGAGCCATCCTTCCAGCAGCAATAGTTGGAGATTCCATGCTTATCCCCAAGATAAGAGGCACAATTATGTTTGATGAGTTGTTTGATTTTGTTTTTATTGTGCATTCATTGAACCTTCATTTCCATTTTCTACACGTTGTTGTTCGGCATGGTATTTGTTCAATTCCAGCTTAGGGTTCTCGACAAAGGGAAGCAAAGTAAGCAGCGTTTCTCGAGATACCACATCTTGTAGCTTTACGATTACATCAGCTAATCCCGGCAAATCTGTAGGCAAGTTACGAGTGAACTTTACGGCGATATCTCGGTAATCGTATTGGATGCCTTCCTTGATGTTAAGGAACGTGAAGAAATTTCGTAGACGCTGCTTGATCGCTTTTTCCATCAACGCTTCACGTATCGCCACTCGGTTTTCGAGATTCAGCAGTTTGTTTCGGAGAGCGAGGGAAGAGGTGTTCGATGCCCAGTTTTCATTGAAATTAACTTGGTCCATCATGTCAAAGATTTTACGTTCAATGTTATCCAACTCGTTCTTTACAAACGTATCGTTAATCTCTTTCGTAAGCCAAGAAACTTTGCCACCGGCAGGAACCTGAATGATGCCCATCTTCTTCATGTTCATCAAGTCCTCGGCTTCAAGTTTGGCATTCTCGATGACCAGATACGCATTGCGATGATCTGCAATCTCATTGACCAAATCTGAATTCAGCGCATTGTACGCATCAAATAAAGAAATCACATCTTGGAAGCCGCTTTTCCTTTCTGTATTGGCCGGACAGGAGATAAGGGGGACTCTTCCGAAGATGTGATTGTGTTTGCCGATATAATTGATCTTGGGAAATTTGCTGTTGAGATTGTCGTCGTTGGCGATTTCGTAATGCAAAATTTCGCTGTCGGTATAAACGTCAAGGTAAACTGTCTTATCGAATTTGCGTGTGAATTTGTGAAGCCCCAGCAGAACGTTGCACTCTGCAGTGCCATCCTCCAGCACATAAGCGTTCAAAGGTGATAATACGGTTGCTGAAAACTGGCCATCGGAATCAATGTAATTCAACTCGAAGCTTTCACCGAATATTTCACTTTGTTTTCTGAGATTGATGTTATGCTCCTTATCCCAGTGACTCATGTGCAGATCGATTTTATGCGCGATTTCATCGTGATCAGATTTAGATACATAGTTGACTGGCTTACCGAGAAGATAGCCTGTTTCATTGTCGACGAATTTCTTGGGAAAGTTGAAAATAAGTTTACGATTGCTGCGACTTTCCTGCATAGCATAATCTTTGAGAATGGCATGTTGACCGTTATAGTAATCGATATACTTTTGCTTGGTTAGCGCGGCGCTGTTGAGTTCGTTTAGACATTCTAATATGATTGATTCGGTGATTTGCATGGCTATGACTCCTTTTAAAATAATAAACTTCGATCATAAAATTTCAGACTTTTCACTGCCTGGATCAATTGTACAGCCCCATAGAGCGAATCGGGGGCATCATCAAACCGACAATTTCGATTGTAGTCCTTCACTTGATTGTTGTATCGGATGTTCGCAGGATTAAACAGGATATGGCCTTTCTTAATCTCCGGTTCCAAACTGATTATCCGCTCGTGTTTCTGTCCTTTGGAGTTCACGCTTTCAACTTGAGTGTATATTCTCGCCTTCCATAGCTGCTCCTCGAACTTTTGCTTCATATAACTTTGGGCCTGATTCACTTCAAAACCAATCTTATCAACTGGAAATGTATGTAGCTTCTCAATAGCCACCTGAAACAAGTCATCCGGCAGTAGCTTGTACACGTTGCCGTCAATCACATAAGGCTGTCTCGTTTTTCGATGTTGACCTAATATGGTAATTGCAGAGTAATCGTTCTTCTTACCGGCTTTGATAGCTGGATCAATATACATGACGACTTCCATTTCTTCGAATTCGGGAAGTCGATCCCAACACATGATGTTCTGGAAGATATACTCATCTGTTGAGCGAGGATCGTTTTGTAGCTCTTTATAGAAACTCTTTTCACCCATGGCTTGCTTTTTACACATGAGATAGTAATAGTCCAGATATTCGGGCCAGAGTATCTCCGTCCCATCCAGCATTTCCTTTTGATGTGAACGAAAAAAAGACAGAGCCGTATTGACCCTGTCTTCGTCCTGCAGGTTATTGTATAGTCGCTCCCATTCAGACCATAAATCGTCACGTTCAGAGAAATGAATAACTGCCGATTTACGGATGCTTCTGACACCGGGAATCTTGCCTTTGAGCAAGTCAGCCATGAGGTCTTCTTCATTCAGGATAGTTCCGCAGATTAGAATGTTCGTATCCTTTGTTCCGATGGGGAGAATGACATCGGTAAACGTACCTTTAATCTGTTCTCTTTTCGCTTCGGATCGTGCTGTATCTTCCTTCAGTAAATCATCCATCAGAACGAGAGTAGGTCGATGATGTTTATAGTGGATGCCTCGAAGGGAACCGTCTATACCGCGAATCATGATGCAGGAATCGAGTCCACTTTTACTACGCAGCCATATTTCATTATTGTTCCAGCGGCTTCCTTTACGAATGCCGAAATCCTCAATGAGCATGGTGTTTGTCTCAAGCTCATCTTTAATCATGTCCAAAAATGGCAAACATATCATTTCCGTTGCTGAGATAATCAGTGTAAACTGTGATTTGTCATATAGAGTCGCATAGAGCGGAAATAAAAAGGAACTGATCGTGCTTTTACCATGTTCCCGAGGGAGTCCGAAAGCCGTAATCAGTCCTGTATTGGCAAGCATATGTTTTAGCTCTGTAAATAGTTCCTGATGAAATCGTCCAAACTCTCGGTCGAAATACTTTGGAAAGTAGCAGAGAGCGAAAAATTCGATATCCATCTCTCCGATCAATTTGCGGAGTTCGGAGAAGCTGAATGTTTCGATTAGCTGTTTTATTTTTGGCGGTTTGAAATGCTTCTCCATATATTGCTTGAGTAGAGCGTTTTGGTGTTCCAATTCTGTGATGTTCGTATCTTCAATAATGAAACGTCCTCCTTTCGATCAATTCTTCTTAAACGTTAGTTCAACATTTTTTTGTATGTACCTCAATTAATACGTGACATGCACTGACAGTTCAAAGTTCCATTAATAATATAAGGATGGAAGGATTCGGGGAGAAATTTGAGTAATCATGCTTTCTATACTCTAATTCTTCTTTACACATCTCTTCAAAATTTCTCCCTTCAGCTTCGAATCAAGCGATACTTTGATCCCAATCCTTTTTGTTTTCATGGAAGACCAAAAAAACTCTTACTTGCATGTTCTTGTACCATTCTTTAGTGAAATATTTGATTATATTAATGTACTCCCTTACAAAGTAAAGTATTAAATCTTTTGTAAGAAGGTTGTTGCATTATTCTGCCTTTTAGCGGAGTGAGGCGGCGAATTTGACTACGCATTAAATCCTTCCAGCCAAAATTTTCTTTATGCTTACTAATTGAACACAGACACATAACACTTCAATTGCTAGTTTGAGTTCATGGATTGAGGGGAAAGTAGGAGCTATTCGAATATTCCGATTTCTCGGGTCTTTTCCATAAGGATATGTAGCTCCAGCGTTCGTTAATGTGACGCCAATTTTTGCCGCCATACTTACAACTTCTTTGGCACATCCGTCCAGCGTGTTAAGGCTGATGAAATAGCCCCCATTGGGCTTATTCCAAACGGCAATATTTTTACCACCCAAATCCGCCTCAAGATGATGCAAAACCAAATCAAATTTAGGTCTGATAATAGCAGCTTGCTTCTTCATATGAACATTCAGATTATCCAGACTTTGCAAAAAACGAGCATGCCGAAGTTGGTTTATCTTATCCGGACCAATCGTTTGAATTCCAAACTGCTTTTTTATAAAATTTACATTATCTTCACTGGATGCTAACATCGCAATGCCTGAACCAGGAAACGTAATTTTGGAAGTAGAGCTAAACATATACACGCGGTTGGGATTTCCTGCTGTTTTGCAAGCCGTAAGGATATTTTTTAACTGATCGGGCTTATCGGATAAATGGTGAACAGTGTATGCATCATCCCAAAATATTCTAAAATCCCTTGCTTTTGTCTTCATGCAGGCGAGCCTGTCAACTATCTCATCGGAGTATGTGATTCCATCAGGGTTGCTATACTTGGGAGCGCACCATATCCCTTTAATGGAATCGTCCTCACTTATAAGCAGTTCAACGGTATCCATATCCGGGCCATCCTGATTCATGTCTATGGTTATCATCTCAATATGCAAGAGCTCGCATATCGCAAAATGCCTGTCATAACCGGGACTTGGGCAAAGAAATTTAACTTTTGGGAGTTTCCCCCATGGCAATTCACCTTCGCTGACACCAAGAAGCATCGCTCTAGATAGAGTATCGTACATCATATTCAGGCTGGAATTTCCGCCGAGGATGATTTCTTTTGTACTCACCCCAAGCATTTGGGAAAATAATTCCTTCGCTTCGGATATTCCATCGACTCCTCCATAATTGCGACAGTCCGTGCCATCCATAGCTTTTAATTGTTCATCAGAATTCAATATATCAAGCATTTCCATGGAGAGCTCAAGCTGTTCTGGACAAGGTTTACCCCTGGACATATCCAATTTCAGAATCTGATTCTTGTATTCATTGTATTTTTCCTGTAATTCTTGATAAAGATCGTTTAGTTCATCTGTACCTAAATTAAAAAAATCGGTTCGCTTTTCCATTTCGCCACTCTCCCCACACATGCGTTTCGCAAATTAATACCGTATTTGTTTCAAGATAACTGCCCGAAAGTTGAATAGTTTCATCGTAAGCAATAGTCAGTCCCAGTATTGTATATAAGCTGCTTTTTATAAATCGTAAATCGATATTTCACCGTAAAATCATCACAAAAATTTCTGAACCCTTTGCTGGTGGCTCGATTTTCGCCGTTAGAAGGTCCCCTCCCCCTGACAATGACGAAAAGAGCGGCTCATCACCACTCTATATTCGCCAATACTATTTCCATATCCTGCTGGGTGGTGAGTGTGTAAATATTTGTCGTCGTTACATGATCATGGCCCAGTATTTGTTGAATCGTGGTCAACGGAGTTGTCTTGACCAACCTATACGCTAGGGTATGGCGTAGCATGTGCGGAGTAACCTTCACCTGAATTCGATCACCGTATTTCTTCAATATTAAATTGATTGCATTTCGTTCTAATGCGCCGCGCTGCCCGATAAATAAATATTCAGACTCGTTGTCTGGCCTGACTTCTATATATCGGGCGAGTGCTTTACGGACATCCTTGTTAATAGGTATCGTTCGAAAGGAGTTTCCTTTACCGAATACCTTTAATGTTCCTTTCCGATCTGATAATTCTATATCCTTCAGCCTAATTCCAACTAATTCGCTTACCCTGATACCGGTTCCGATTAGCAATTCAATCATACAGATATGCATCCGATTGCCCATTCGGTGGATTTCATTCCGTAGTTTCCACAAATCCTTGTCCTCTAGCCCTTTATATTGCCGGATCACCTTGTTTCGTACCGCTTCAATATGTATAGCTTCCTTTATATAGCCTTGTTTGTACATCCATTGGCAGAATACGTTAATGCTGGCTATCTTCCGGTTAATCGTTATTACAGCTTGATCACTTTGTTGCAGATACTTTTTGTACTCCACGCCGTCCAATTCGATCAACTTGTCCAAGCCATACTCCGTTTTGCTTCGATACCATGCGATGAACTGCAACGTATCCCTCAAATAGCATGAAATCGTATTCTCGCTTCGGTCTTTGCTACGTAAATGCGCTTCGAACGCCTGAATATAGTCCATTTCGCCCCCACCTTTCGCTTGTGTGTCACATCATAGCGTGGGCGGGGGGAGACAGTCAACTGATTGCATAGCTTATCTTATGCACTGATTATGGCTAATTTTGGGGCATTATTCCGGCAGATACCGGCGTTTATCTATCGAAAAACTGACGACATAACCTTATTGAACATCCTCATCCGGCTCCTCGAAGCCATCCTCTAACGCTACCGATTCCTCCAGCATTTCACCCTCTGCTTCAATAACATCGGCTTCGATCATATCAAGAAATAGTTGTTTCCGTTGCTGCTCCAATGCTTTCGTATCGATGATGATCTCGCGGCGGTCATTCCATTCGTTCGGGGCGCGATTCTTCAGGTAAAAGATCATCGCAGTCGGGTTAGGGGGCTGATGGCGTTTAACCTTCTCGATTCGGGTACGCTTCTTTCCGTTTTTGTCCTCTTCGACAATCGTTTTAATTTCTTCATATTCATATCCTAGAGCAGCTTTCAAAAGCGAATTTTCCACGCGAGAAATTGTAACAGACTTGCTCCATTTAACAAGTTCTGCAAGCATCGGATGCTTATCAATATACTCGTACCAAGTTGTTTTTCCTATGCCGAGTTTCACGATAATATCCTCTGCGTTCATACCCTCCTGAAACCACTGCTGAATTTCCCCTAATCTTGGATATACATGTGTCTCCCATTTAGTTGGACGTTCTAATGCTTCAGCAAATTTCGGATGCTTACGTCTATAATCTCCAAGCGTCCATATGTGGATATTTAATCGTTTTGCAATCTCCTCATCGGTTAAACCTTCACGTACCCAAATGGGGATATCGTTTAATCTTGGAACAACGAATTGTTCATATTTCGTCAGTATTTTTGGCTTGTTCCGTTTCGGCGCATCATCGTTCTTTCCCATCGTCACCTCACCTCCAATCAAATTGGAAGGGGAGAGCCGTTATCAGCCATCCCCTTGTCCATCCACTATTACCTATTCCAACTCCGCTTCGTAAAAATGCTCAATATCCTTAATCATCTTTTGAATCCGCTTATTATCCTCCCGAGCTTCTTCTTCCCCAAGTACGCAAATCTTTTCGGCTTGCAGCCTCTTGAGGAACCGAATCACCATCTTCACTTTTGCCTTATCCATAGGATCACCTCTTTCGGTTTAGTCAGCACATGATACCTCTGACCTTTCCGACTCAGCAACGATTTCTTGGTAAGGAACCTTTGTGCCATCCCGAATCAAGTATACACCGCCATCGTTACCAGCATGCTCCATATACCGACTGACAATGACATCCGCGTAATTGGGATCAAGCTCCATCGTGAAGCAAATTCGACCTGTTTCCTCGCATGCGATTAGTGTAGAGCCAGAACCTCCAAATGAATCGAGAACGATATCGCCAATCTTGCTTGAGTTTTTGATTGGATAGGAGATAAGAGGGACGGGTTTCATGGTCGGATGATATTCATTTCGAAACGGTCGGTCAAATTGCCAGAGCGTTGTTTGTTTTCTATCCGCATTCCAGTAATGGGCTGCACCTTGTCGCCACCCATAAATGATTGGTTCGTGTCGATAATGATATTGAGAATGTCCAAGCACCATCGACTGCTTAGCCCATATGCAACACTGAGAAAGTTTAAACCCCGCATCTTTAAAAGCCTGCCGAAAGTTGATTCCTTCTGTATCTGCGTGAAAAACATAAATACTGGCACCATCGTCAGCTACCTCATACATGCGTTTATATGCTGCCAATAAAAACTCGTAAAACTGGTCATTGTCCATTTTGTCATTTTCGATCTTCAGTGCATCTTTCGTTTTACCTGTATAGTCCACATTGTAGGGAGGATCGGTCACAATCAACCTGGCTTTCTTCCCATCCATCAACGTTGCCATATCCTGCTCATTCGTACTGTCTCCACAAATTAATCGATGCTTCCCAAGTATCCACACATCGCCTATACGTGTAATTGGCTCGTCTGGTAATGCAGCACCAACGTCGAAATCATCTTCCTCGGGTTCATCACTTGTATGAAATTCATCCAGTAATTTCTCAGCTTCCGACCAGTCAAAGCCAGTCAAACTCAAGTCATAATCAGCCGATTTTAATTCTTGCATCTCCTGAGCCAACAATTCAAAATTCCACTCTGCATACTCAGCCGTTTTATTATCAGCGATTCTGAAGGCTTTCACCTGTTCAGGCGTCAAATCATCCACCAGGATCGTCGGGACTTCATTTAGTCCAAGTTTCTTAGCAGCTAATAAGCGAGTATGACCAGCTATAATTTCATGGTTACTGTCAATCAGAATTGGATTTTTGAATCCATAATTTTGAATACTTGACGCAACCTTATCAATGGCCTTCTCATTGTCCCGAGCATTATTTGCGTAGGGTATTAGCCTATTTACGTCTAGCCATCTTATTTCCAATCCATTTCACCAGCCCTTCGATCACATTGCATACATCTTCAAAAACAGTTGTTAATACGTAAAATCCGCAGAATCCTATACAGAATCGAAATGTTTCTTTCGCTAATAGTAGTAAAATATCCATAATTCCTTCTCCTCTCAAAATACAAAAGGGACCCTAGCCAGCAAGCCAGAGTTCCGTATTCGCTATGTTATTTCAATTTCGGTAATTTGAATCGCCATTTTGATTCATCATAGTGGATTTGATATGTCCAGTACTTTAAATTGTTGTACCATTTCATTTTCTTCACCTCGTATTTTAATAGGGGATGCGGTCAATAAATCAACTGCGTCCTGTTTCGAGCATAAAAAAAAGAACCGTACGACTACGGCTCATTAATTGATTGGCATCATATGAACATATAAAATTTTTTTCACAACGCAATTGCCTCTCTACGGGCTGACAAGCCTGATCGTACAATTTATACAATTAAATATAGTTACATGGAATCAGTCTTATCAAGTTTAGCAATCATTTTTTCGATTATTTGATGGAAATTTTCTAACCTGGCTAACACGGTGTCCAGTATGTCAATAATTGGTGTCATAAGAATATCTCCTTTCACTTGTATAAATATTCGTGGGATAGGGGGAAACTTGAACCAACTCGGGAATTGCTTTCACTCCGTAAACGAAAGCAACCCGACCTGCCGCAAGTTTTCCCCTCCCACACCCAACCCCTTTCAACGCCCTGATTGGATTTTCGTTTCACAGCATATTGTGTTAATGGCTCTTCTTCTCTTTTATATAGAGGAAACTCATGCCATTAAATGTGTTAAGATCTCATTTTAAAGAGTACAAGACATATGCAGGTCTATCTTTCTTATTTTTTCCCATTTCGACCTGATACCCATATGGTTTGAACACTTCATTTAGTTCATCTAATTTGTCCTTGTGCCGTTGAATAAACTTTCTGAATTTCTCCCCTAATCTATCGTCTCCATCAGATTTTTTGCCTATTTCGGATACTAAAATTTTTCTAAATGACTCCCGTATTGTTGAAATGTTATTCTTAATCCACTCGTCAGATTTCTTTATGAATTCCTCTGCTCCATCCCTAACGCCATAGTTTATAATATTATTCAAGTTCATGCGTTTAACCTCTGCATGCTTAAACAAGTATAGGGAGTTCATGTTATATAAAAATGGTTGTATAAACTCTAGAACATCATTCCCATTTGAATCATCGAATGCAATATAAATGTTAATCTCATCCTTCAGTCTTGAAGGTTCGATAACTCTCAAACTACTTCGATGGATGATTTGCAGCAGTTCAGAATAAATCATTCCATTATAAATTTCGTCAAGCCGATGATCTGCAAACCATTTCAATGCGTTGTTATCTTCGTTAAACTCTAAGTTTAAATCTCCCCCATAAAACGCAATACCTATCTCTTTATAGAAATCTGGATGCATTCGAGGCAAACTGGTTAAGTAAAGTGATTTGTAATGTAGCAGATAATTTTTCCCTATTGTATTCATTAAATGAATCTTCTTAGATTGCTTCGAATCCACATAATATTTAAAATGTGATTCAGGATAGACGTCAAATTTTCGGTACTTCTCTATATCTGAGTCCAATGGAATCACAAACATCTGATCACCATACAGTAAACGCAACTTTTTTATATCATTAGCGATTGTTTCCTGTACAGATTCGCTTTCTTTCGTTCTGGCATTCGCACTCGTTTTTATTCCACGTTGATGTAATTTTAATCGTCCATAGTTATTGAAATTCTTCACATGTTTTAATTTGAAATTTGACAAGGCGTATTGGATCTTATTGGCATGACATGTTCCATCCAGAACAAGCATGTTTAATCCAATTTTGCTGTAATCAATTTTTTCAGATACGATAATCTTCATACCTATTCTTGATTTATCTTTATAGCGGTCAATACGTCCGATTCCATCTTTGCGTAGAAGCTTGCTGAATAATTTCATCGTTTTAAACTCGCTAAGATCAGACATCTTTCTGTCTTTGAGTGCTTTTCCGATGAGGCTGGTTAAGCGCTTATGTCTGTCTGTTTGTTTATCTAATCGGCTTGCTAATGCTGTTGTAACTGTGGTAGGGTTTTTCTCTAATTGCTCCAGCATCAGCAACATGATATAAGTCCGAATCGATTGCATGGATACAGGGTCTGCATCATCATCTTTAATGATGCTATCAAACCATTTGAGACAATTATTAGCTTTACCGACATCAAAAGTTGCCGAATTCACAAACGAAGGTTTTTCATCTACAATTAACAAACGGTGGCTCTTATTGATAAGCTTTGGTTCTTTCAAACCGCCAAATGCCCAATCAATCGACTCATACTGCTCCCAAACTTTATAAATTCGTTTTTTGCCCATTCCTAACGCTAAATTGTCTAAGCGGCTGTGTGTGATAATTACAATTTGATATAAACTAATGTATTTTTCCATCGTTTCTCTGTTATCTGCATCTAATTTCAAACATGAATTGTGTCTAAACTCATTTAATTTATGAGCCAGTTTTTCGGCCTCTAATTTCTCCCGAATAACAAGTAACACTGGTACACGTTGTCGTGGATTCGACTCGTCTATTAACCATTTCAGAAAACATTCTAATACAGTAGATTTTCCATGCCCCATACTAGCGTCACAAACCCATGATACTCTTTCGTTTTGTTTCTCGTCGTTCAAAAATTGCATACGTTGGGTTTTATATTCGTCATGGAACCCTAAAAACACGTTACTGATTTCTTTAAACGCTTCCATGTGCAAATTCCTTTGACGCTCTGTATCTAAATATGCAAATAATTGTTTTATAATATTTTCATGATTCACTACGAAGACTCACTCCTTAAACTTTTGCTTTCTTTATCTCCTCTAAAGCAGCTTGGAACTTATCATTAATCTCATAAAGCCAAAACTTGCGCATTTTGTCGATAGTCAAAGCTCGAGTGATGTATCGGATATTTTTGTCCTGCAATTTCCTCATCATTTGGCCATCATAACAGTAGAAATATTCCATATTGATTATTTCCTCTCCTATTGAGTAATCACCTTGGCACAACAGGCGTCACCAGAGCGCCAGTGTTAACAGGCGCTCCATTAACAATTTAGACAATTAATCAATATTGACAATTGCTTTAAAGCTCGATTTCGTCACTTTTTCAATGCTTACAAATTCAATCATAGCTCCATCAAAATCAAACAAAGACCATTTTTCTTCACGCTGAATAAGGTTATCGCTTGGAATACAGCATTTCGTATCACCGTTGGAATCGATTACGTTCACATAATTTCCGTTTATCCGAATCATCATTTTTTTACCAGCTAACTCATCAGCAACCGCCTGTGATTCGTCTTGTGACTGTTTCAACGTGCTGAAGCCCAGCTTGTATCCTTCGAGCTTTTGTCTTGTACTGCTCCCATCCAGCAGGGTAGGGGTATCACTTGTCTGCACATTGACTTTTCGTTCAGTTTCAAATGAGATGTAGAACTGACCCATGATCTCAAACAATGGATAAACTCCATCCAGCGCATCGAATCTAAATTCCAGATCATCAACGGATGCGACTCCATCGCGGACGGTAAGTCCATTACCTTCCACAGCCTGATTCGTTAACCGATTTACTCTGCGTACTTCTTTCTTTACGATATTTTCATGGCGCTTCAGATTTTCCAATAATCCATCTATGAACAGCCATGCGAATCCATGTGTTCCATATTTATTGTAAGCAATCTCCACTGCTACACTCGCAAGAACAGAAGGGAAGGGGCATATAGCCTCACACTTGGTTTTATATTCTGCCTTCAGATTCGCATATTCTTCGCTGATGACCTTGCGTGTCTCATCACCACGTTCCCATTTTTTTAGCTCATTAAATTGTTGCCGACGATAATCAATGCGATTTTTCTTCTTGTTGTATTCCTTGTACAACGGTTCTATCAAGTCAAGATACGCCAAATATTTGGACTGGCTAACCTTGCTCAAGTCCTGCAACAACTGCTTCGTGCTCTCAATGCCGAGCATTGATTGATCCAGTTTTCCATCCTTCAATTGGAAAGTAGTTTTGATGTATTTTTCAGCTTCTACGCAAAATTTATTAAACGGCGACTTGATAATGCGCTGGTATTCATCTTCTGTTCCCCCGTTAATGAAACGGAAGAAATAGGGCAGCTTGTACACGAATTTATCAAGCACATACGGAATCTCAACATCGCGGCCATTTTTTGTCGCATCGATAATCTGTCCCTGAAGAAATTTGAGTACTGAATTCTCCAAAACACGCGATTGCAAGTTACCTTCTTCCAAGGCGAGATTCTGAAAAAACGTATTTACATTCGTGCATCTACCTGTTAGGTTGTGCAAACTTTTCAGTTCCATCTTAACGATGCTGTCCGTATCATTCGGTACAGGATCAGCTACTTTTTTGTCATCTTCATTGATAATCGTCGGAGCCTCAATGACTGCGGCAAGGATCGTGGAGTCATTGGTGCAAAGGGCAGTATCTCCATCAACGTCGGCAAGCCCAAGCCGGATAAGCGTTAAGTCATGGCAATTCAGCACAATGACGTTATCCAAATGGCGCAAATAAGCATTATGCACTTTTATAAATTCAAGTTTTGCCACTTCATTAAAAATGGTCAGCGGCGAACGGAAGAGGGCATGAGTGCCGTGTTTGCGATTCATAAATGCCTGGTTCTGCTCAAGTACACCTCTAACCGGCTTACCCACAGCATGCTCCATAAAAGCAATGGGATCATTGGTCATATAATAATAACTGCCGCGAATCGGGATACGCCCCTTCAGCATATCTTGAACCTTCTGCATCGCTTGCTTGATCATGTACTTCCGCACATTTGCGTCATAGAGCATGAGTTCATTCACTATCATCCATGTCATCTGCATCGTTTGCTTCATTATGGTCTTGAACGAGCATATTCAGAAACGCTTTCGTATAGGCGATATCTCGAACCCATCTGTTCGTCGTATCATCTTTCTTACCGTTTACTATGATTTTTACGACTTTCATCAAAGGAGCGCACAACTTATACAAATCATCCAGCGTAAGATTGAGCGCATGAATGTATTGATAGGTGAGCGGCGTATACGGATTTAGTTGATACGATGGTTTAGCATAGTTGGCAACCCAAAAATGAGTATGTTGATATTCAGTCAAACGTTTCTCGTAATCGTGTATATTTTTGAATAGACATTCGGGCTTTTTTTGACCTTCGATATACCTGTGCCATGCTTTGAAGCAGGACTTCGTGATGATAAGATCAATAGGACGCCCACGTTCATCAATTATTGATTGCGATTCACCGAATATGTCGGTGATCTTCGATATGTTGTTTTTCTCAAACCATTTAAGAATATCAAAGCGAATGAAATTACCTTTGATGTAAGGGAGCCTTCCTTGCACAGCGTTTGGCGAATAAGATAATCCGAGATGCTGCCCAATCCGCTCAGCAAATTCGAAGCTCATAAGACCTTGACCATCGAAAAATTGGACTTGTTCGTTTTTGTATTGCGGATACACGGTACGTTTCAAGCCGATGGACTCTTCGCTAATTTCGATATGCGGAATTTCTTCCGTTTGCTCAAGGGAATAGCAAGGACGGAGTTCGCCCTTTATTTCGGCAGCATGAGTCGGATGGGCGATTTGATCTATTTTGACATGACGATTCTCTTTATCCCAGCCGCTGAATGTCTTAAATTCCGATTGGTCTGGAACGGCGGTTTCAATGCCGCGAATAATAGCTTGTTTATTTGGTAAACGAGGTAAGGTTTCTAAAATGGCTATGGATGGCCTCCGCACCTTTTTTGCCTTGAAATATTCGAGCTGTTTTTTCTTTTCTGCCAGGACTAACTTTTGTTGATCGGTATCCTTTGCACACTCTTCAATTTTCCAAACATCTTCGATGATGCAATCCTTTTCGTAATCTGGAATAACAACAATTCGAGGAATATATGGAACAGGTATAGCTGTTGAACGGCTTATACCGAGTGCTGCTTCCCATTTATTGATATTGGTTAGCGCAGGGAAATGACCAAGGGATATGCGGTTGCGGAGATCGGCATAATATTTCTCTTTGATAAATTCCGTCCTCTGCGTGCGAGACATGGCTGGTGACTTGATGGAACGGACATACTTTGCACCTTTATAGTAGATACCTTCACGCAGCATGCGTTCAAATAGAGCAAGTTGGGATTGGTCGTCCTCATCAATGCCATCAGCTTTAAGCATGAAGATGGCATCGGTAAAACTATCGAAAGGATCATGCATGGCAACGACTTGCTGGAGTTGGTCGAGATAGATACTGTTTGAAACGGTAATTGTTCGATTCGTATTTTCTGGCAAGGATAGCTGGTCGAAAGAAATGGATAGTTCATGAAAGTGAAATAGTTTAATTTTGTGCTGGCTTCGTTTTTGGTTGTCGCTCAACTGTATTAGCCTCCAAAGTTAAAAGTAAAAAACGACAAATCATCATATTTAATTGCTTGTTTAGTTAGGAATGAATTTGTCCCTTTTGATCTTGGCTTACGAATATCCCTTATGGAGCAAGGGATTCAGGGTGATTTATACTATTTCGCGTCCCAAATTTTAAAAATAAAATACGAAAAATGCGATAAAACTATTGCGTAATTTACTAATGCGGTATATACTGTGGTTATCTTGAATAATGGAATAGAGTATCACATCCTTATTTGGGAATGAAAAATTGAGCATGCCTAATGAGAAAAATAGGCATACACTCTTTCAGAGTAACATTTGGAAACCATTTGCACAAGAGTGGTTTATTTTGGTTTTAATTTAAATAATGATATGGGAAAAGACCGAAAGCAAGTATGCTCCAGGTCTTTTTTTGTATTTCTAATAGGTAGAATTATATTTTAAGTTTTATTAGTCTCTTTCATACCACAGGGTGAGTACAAATCGAACTCGATCTTTACATATTTCAAAGCGACACTTTTTATATTTTTTGTGATAAAACGGTAATTAGAGCGACAATCTAAAATCCTCAATTTTTTGCTTTATGATTTCTTCGGGACTTGTAATGTTCTTCTTTGCACTCAACATCTGCTCAATATCAGAATCATTTAGAAAAATAATCAATTTATTCGATGCCATCCAAATTTCTCTTTGGGTATGAGTTGCACTCTCTTTAGGTACACTTCGGCAAGAAATAATCCCAAATAATCCTGTTCCATATGCTTTAAGATAGTTGGCCATTTGTAAAACGGAGTTTTTATCTATCTTGGTACTATGATTTTTAGCATCTATGACAATGAAATCAGCATTGTACCGTTCCCTTAAATAATACCAAAAACCACTTTCAGCGTAGTTAGCCATTATAATATCTCGCCTATTGGCTTGCGCATAATCTGGTAGTTCAGTTATCGGTCTCCCAAGATGAGGACTAAATAGATGTTCGAATATACTTGCACAAATCTTTTGATACTTTGACCAATGGTCACGTCCAACTGTGCATGTTTTTAATTGTTCTAATAGTTCATCTTCAATTGTTGAGGTACTGCTGATTACTGCTTGCAGAGAAGATTTCAATTCTTCGTCTCGTATAAACTGTATCTGATTGGAAAATAGGCTAGCGAGTGTATTTATGTCCCAAACGTTTACCATGTATCCGCTTAATTTTGTCGTTTGAATTGAAGTTAATTCTCCTCGAAATGCCAAAATAACTTTTGCAGGTTGTGACAGTGAACTTTTAATTCTCAATAGCCTTTTTAGTATTTCCTCTAATCTTCCATTTGAAAAATAGTTTCCACTTCTACATTCAATTAGGAGCAATTCAGAATCGTAAGTAGCTACAATATCGACGCTCTCCCCATTACCCAAATCAACTTCAGTCTTTACGTCAGCAAAAGCAGGATGATGTTTCATCATATTTAACAATTCATATTGAAAAATATATCCTCTAAGGCTGCCGCTCGAATCTATAATTGCCAT